GGTGGGGCTTCCCCCGCTCTTAAAATTTAGCTTTGCACCATCGACGTCGTACACGAACGGCACGGCAGCACCGGCCTTGAAAAAGCTGCCATCGAGACAGTCGCCGTTTTGCAGAGTGGCCGTTACCGTCTTGCCATCCACCGTAAATGTATCGCCCACCGCATAATCCGCGTCGGCCTTAAACACGCACGATACTATGCCTGCCGTCGCGGATAGGCCGGTAAGGGCATAAACCGTGCCGGTTTTCGTGCAGGAGAGTGTGGTTATGGTTCCGCCCGATACCTTTTTCAGCTCTGCATCAACTTTGTCCGCATTTTGGTTCAGTACGGCTATATCTGCCCCATCCTCATAGGCGGGTTTTTTCAGGCCGTAATTTATCGTTGCTTCCAAATGCTACTCCCCCTTATGGATTTGTTCCCATGTTTTGGTTTTCATATCACCCCAGGTAAGATACGCTGATTTTACTTCCACCCATGTGGCATACAGATAAGCAATATCGACAAGCATGTTCGCCGGTATTGTTTTCCACATGGTCGTGTAAAGCGGGTTCAGATCGGCAATGCGGGATTCGCCGCGGTACTTGATATGCACCTTGTACCCGTCGAGCGTAATGTTGACCGGCAAACCCATGTACGCTTCGACAATTTGTTTCAGCACAGACAAGTTTATCGGCGGCTTAGTGATGATTGCCGCCCTAATTGCATCACGGCGGGCTTGCAGTGTTCCATTCAGCGGAGCGGACAGGCTGAGAATTTTCTCCCACCGCGCACAGCCGTCTTCATCAGCATGCAGGGGAGATATATTGTTAACCGCTTTTTTAACGACGGCAGACAGTTTGTCAATTTCAAAATTCACCGTTCCTGCGATTGCATCAATTTCGGCGGCGCCTTTCAGCTTCTCCGGCAGTAAATCAAGGTAATCTGATTTATCGTCGTAAAACATCAGCCTGTCACCTCGGTAACTGTAATCGTGCCGACAACCGGCACCTGGTAGCTGTCAAAGGCTTTTGACAGCGTTAGATTCTTTGAGTCTCCGTTGATCGTTACCGTGCCGATATCCACAATGTCGCTGTGGCAGTCGAGAATCGCCGCCTGCAATTTTGCAAAGAAAACTGTCGGGTCCGTAAATCCGACGGCATTGATGTAATCCGTTATAGCCTGTACGACGACGGGCTGGATAGTTGCAAAACTCGACCCAGTTCTAATGCGCACGGCGGCCGCTACATTTACGGAGAGGTCCGTTGATGTTTTAACCGTGACCGTATGCCCGATCGGCGCTATTCCGCCGCCATCCGTCCCCATCTCAGACTGTACCGTCTGGACTAGCTCATCCGACGCGGTATTTCCCTGCGTATCGCCGATTACAATCCCTACCTGCCCGGCAGCGCCCATCAAATGGGCTGGGAATACTTTGACGGCTCCCACGCCGTCAATAGCAAGGACTTTTTCTTCATAATCCGCGATATTTCCGCCGAATGCTGACTGCCGAACTGTCTCATAAAACCGGGTCCGCAGGTCATCATCCGTTTCTTCGTCCCTTGCAGCAGTCAGCGGAGCGGCAATCAGCTCCGCACTCCCGAGGCCGTTGATATTATCGACCGGCAAAATTGTACCGGAATACAAATTCCCGTCTGTCCCGGCCTGCTCGCATGCCGCCCGGTACTGCCCGGTACTGATTTTCTCCGTAAGGCCGAAAGACACGTTTTCAATCTGAAACCGGCTGCCGAGCGGCACATCCAGCGCGGCTCCGGAACTGTCCAGCGTGTTGATCTGCCGGACGGCATTTGTCGCGGCTTTGCGCTCAACGCCGAAATCAGCGCAGACCCGGTCAAGCCATTCCTCTTCCGCCGTATCTGGAAACAGCAATTGTATCATGTAAACCAGCATGTAGTTCTGCTGGGCAAGCAGAAACGCGCATGGGGCAAGCGTATTGTAGATCACGCTGCCTTCCCGTTTATCGAGATCGTCCGGAACCCGATCCAGCATTTCTTTTAAAAGCGATTCATATTCATATGCCGCGTATTCTCCGCTGATTTCATCCGCCATTGGCTGTCACCTCTTCTTCAAAATTGCCGAACTCCGTATTGACCGTAAACGTGGCCGTCGCTGTTTCTCCGGAAAATGTCAGGTCAAAATTCGAGATGCCGGTCACCCGGTCATCTTCGGCCAGCGCTTCTTCAATCCTTCGCTGCATATCGCCCTGGACGTACTCGCGGCGCTGGCCAATCAGGTCTTTTGTTTCCATGCCATAATCCGTTGAATAAATTTCGTACTCAAACCGTTCGGTCGATAAAATGAAATCGACGGCCTGCTTCACAGCTTCCAAACCGTCGATCGTTCCTTGAATATGATTTTTGCTGACCTTCCATGTTTTGGACGGGTGAAAATTCTCCCCGTCGGCTCCATAGGTTTTTAAAACACTCATCCCAGCACCCCAATCAGCGCGTATTTCTGCCCGCCCTGCTTCATCATCAGCGTAACGCGCTCCCCCATAGTTACAGTCATGCCCTTCGGCACGTCTACCATGTCAAGCGGCACCGGTATTGGTTTTGTATCTATCTTTACCGTCGAACCCTGCCACGTGCCATATACAAGGTCGGCAGGCTGGTAATTCCGTATGTACTGCTCCAAGACCTTTTTAATTGCCTGATGCAGATAGTCCATAAAATCGCCTCCGTCAGGACTGCGACGAAATGCCCGAAAAGATCAGATCGAGCTTCATACTGTGGGAATCCTTTTTGAACTCGTGCGTGCAGTGATCCACAACGGCCCACATGTCGAGGCCGGCATCACCAATCATGACCCGAACGCTGTTTCCCGCAAAAATCCGGTCGTCGCCCATACATTCGACGCTGAGCGTTTCGGTTTCACGGTTTTTCACGCTGAGCAGCCGGTTTGCGCGGGATGCAAGCTGACTGTCGTTTAAGTTGGCCGACACCTTGTCGTAGATCATCAGCTTGCCCCATTTTGAGATAGACGCGCTGTCCTGCGAAATATAGACGTTCCGGACGCCTTTGCTGCTGTCGTCCTTTGCAACCTTCACATAGTTAAACGTGTCGTCATCAATGGACTTTTCATAGCTGAAATCTTTGCCGAGCGACGCTGTGCCGATAATAATCGGCAGCCGCAGATTGTAGACGTCGCGCAGGCACAGCGCCCCGAATTCGTCCCGCAGGACATACCAATATCCATTTCCGATCAAATTATCCTCAATGGACTGATAGATCATGTCGAGCCGGGTCTTGCTGTCAAACAAGTATTTGCCGAGTTTGTACCCGGTGCTCTCGATTGTCCCGAGGCGGATCCGGCCTCCGCAGTCCAGCGCCACGGTGTTTACCCACGCGGAAAGCGTCGTCCCCGCCGGGCGCAGAAGGGAGTTAGAGCCCTTGAAATACCGGAGCTGGTCATAACAGGTGCAGGAATATTTCTTATTATCCTGCTTTGTAGAAAACAGCCAGCCATAGAAAATATTATCCTTGCCGTACTGGAACGACACCGTGCAGCCGTTCGGGTATCGGGTACCGTTCCAGACGGGATACTCAAAAGTCAGCTTTCCCGGCCCATCATTCCGGGACGTCTCATGCTTAACAGATCCGGCGATCTCCGAAATATCCTGATTGTTTACGATAAGAGACATGATGACCGCCTCACTAATACCATTTATTATTGCTGTTTGCCTTGACGACTCCGCTCCACCACTTGCTTATCGCTTTTCCTGCTGCTTTTCTGGCCGCCGACACACCATTTGCAATTTTTTGCCCCGCTGTTTTAACCAAGGCAAGATTTGCCTCAGCCATACTGTCATTATCGGAATTATAAGTAATTCCATTAATCGTATGCCCGGTTTTAGCCGAAGAAACAGCATAGGTGCTATCATTCTGAGCTTTTGCCGCATTTGTAACCGGTTTTCCAGTTTTGGAATCCGCCAGATACAATTCTTTGCCGCGAATTTTAGCAACTTTGCCACCCTTGCCTAAATTTGCATCTGTTTTTGTTCCGACGCCGGTTTTTCGTTTTGTCCGATACGCAGTGCGCTTCTTCGTAATTGTCACTTTTTTCGGAACC